ATGTCAACCGGTGGGTAAAAGAGGGATGGAATCCCGACGTTTCTGCGCTTGTGCTCCAGTTGAGCCTCATCAGTCCATCCGATGAGACCGCTGGAAACCCAATTCGCATTAGGCGTTTCGGACTCCAAACGACGAATACCATCAGCTTTTATGCTGATCGTCGAACCCTCAGCTAGTATTGAAACCCCCGCCTTTGGCGTAACAGCCTGGAGCCAGTCACCGACTCGTAAGAACCAGTCGACGACAAAGCTTAAGGGTACCAACTCCCATAACGAGAGCGGCATCTGCGTAAAACCAAAAGCGTTTAAGGACTCAAACTTCAAGTCCTGGGTGTACAGCACATAGGCGCGGCAAACCACCTCCCATTGGATCTTCTTTTGAAAGGTCCATGGTTCGGTGGGACCGCCGCTCGATGGATAAACAATCTCTGACTCGGTTGTCCAAGTCTGAGTATGTCTACCGCGAGCAGTTAGCCTAGGGGAAACATCATCATGAAGTTTCTCATATGCTGCCAGATGACCTTGGACATCGTACACGAGTGGAGCCCATCCGTACCGGGTCTCTAACCAGCGCTGCAGGAAGATATCCTTAGCAGCACCAAGTCGTTTACCTTTCGGGATTCGAGCAACACCCTTTGACGTGTTTTTACCCAGCACAGCCAAAATAGCTTTTGCTGGTCTACCCTTTTTCATCATCGAAACAGCCGTGGCAAGTCTTGCGACTTGTTCAGCGACCAACTCGATGGTTTTGGGGAATTCCGCCAAAGTGACCATAGTAAGTGCACTCGGTGGGGCTATGTTAGCCTTCGCCGAAACTGCCGCATTATAGAGGCAGGCACTCACTTTTGAATAGTCAGCCTCGCTGAGATCGATCTTGAATGGACCCTTTTGCGAAAGTATGGCAATGTAATCGCCAGTATACTCCGCGAAGTGCCCAGCCAGGTAACCGACCCCATCGATGCGAACCGTCCCGCTCTTATTCCGCAGATCAACCGCGGTTTTGGAATAGGGATTGTTGACTATTCGGCCTTGTGCGATGAATGTCTTAAACCCGGGAGTGACTACATCATCCATATGGATGGTGGTTCCTCGGACGAGCGTATTCGGGTATGTAAGATCACCCGAGTAAGGCCCATCCGCAGTTAGCCCTTCGTAATGAAGGACACCTGGAACTAGGCCCCCCCATACTCGCTTTCGCGGGTAGGGAGGTTTAAAGTCACCCCCATCCGATTTTCTACGTCGGACGGTGGTCATTCTGTGCCTCCGTAGGAGAGGTACTCCTCGATTGTGTCAAGAAGTAACCCCCCTCCAGCTATCCCGTTAAGGACGCTACGAAGGTGGGCCGGAGAAGACTGCTCCGGTAACATTGAACAGTGTGGGCAAGGGGTGAGGTCGCAAACCTCTAAATCCATCAAGCCGCTCCTCATGAGTTGAACCCCATGAGGACACCAGACAAAACCCGTAGCTAACGGGAAGAATGGTGCACAATCTTCCTCTGCAAAGAGGTCGAGTTGTTTGGCTTTCAAGATACCCCCCTACTTAACAGTTCAATGTTAAGGTTAGCACCAGCGATGGTGCTAGCCCAGAAAGACCCC